CCATATACACCAAAAGGTAAGAAGGCCGCTAAGTTGGCTAAGAAGAAAGCTGCTATGAAGAAGATGGGCAAGAAGAAGTAATGCCAAAGAAGCCAACGCTTGATGATTTTATTGCTAAGAAGAAGAAAGTTCCTTCTAAGAATAAAAAAGGTTCTGTTCCACCAGATTACGATGTGATTCTACCTGGTATGGGATACACCAAGCCTACCAAGAAGAAACAACCAAAGAAAATTAAAAAGAAGTAAGGATTAACAATGGCTAAAAAGAAAGCACCAGCAAAGCGTCCTGCAAAGACTTCAGAAAAAACTAAAAAACTTGCTACACCTAAAAGCAATGTCCGTGTATGGTCTAAGTCTCCAAAAGTATCTAATAAACAATATAATAAAAGTTCTACTATTAGAACTAACGCTGCAAAACTAGGTATTGATATGACCGACAATGCTATTAAAATTAAAAAAGAAAATGCTGCAGCTAGAGCTGCTGGCAATGTAAAAATAATTAAAATTCGCAGTGGCGGCGCAGGCATTGGCGGTATGTTCGGCGTAAAGAATAGATAAGGAAAAATGCTTACAACCAAAGAGGTTATTGCTAAGGTATCACGGTTACAGACTAAGTACTCAGCGCGTGATCAGCGTATGCGTGACGTGCTATCTGTGCGCCAAGGAGACATCAGTAAGGTTTATCCTGCTATGTTCTCTGAGGAATACCCAAAGCCTCTGGTTGCTAACTTTGTAGATGTAGCTGCACGTGACCTAGCAGAGGTAATGGCACCACTGCCATCCTTTAACTGTTCAGCTACCAATATGGTTTCAGACTCAGCACGCAAAGCTGCAGATACTAGAACTCGTATTGCAAATTACTTTGTATCAGCATCTGAGTTACAGATTCAGATGTATCAGGGTGCTGACTGGTTTAACACCTACGGTTTACTACCAGCAATGGTAGAGATGGATTACGAGACAAACAATCCTAGAATCCGTTTGCTAAATCCTTTTGGTGTCTATCCAGAGATGGACCGCTTTGGTCGCTGTATCTCAATTACTCAAGTAATGAATACTGATGCAGAGACTCTAGCAATGCAGTATCCAGAGTTCTATAATCAAATTATTACAAACAGGAACTATGCAAGTAGCTCTCCTTATATCACAATGATTCGCTACCACGATAAGGACCAAGATTTAATCTATGTTCCAGATCGTAACAACTTAGTTTTATTAAACCTACCTAATGCCATTGGTAAATGTTTAGCCCGCGTTGCAATGCGTTCATCCCTAGACGGAGAAGCACGCGGTCAATTTGATGATGTTCTAGCAGTACAACTTGCTCGTGCTCGCTTTGCAGTATTACAGATTCAAGCAGCAGAAAAGTCTATCCAAGCACCTATTGCTATTCCGCAAGATGTACAGGAACTAGCACTTGGTCCTGATGCGATTATGCGTTCTGCTAATCCGCAAGGTATCCGCCGTGTTCCATTAGAACTTCCACCTGGAGTCTTTACTGAGTCAAGCGTTCTAGAGCGAGAACTACGTTTAGGTTCTCGTTATCCAGAAGTACGTAGCGGTAATGTTGATGCTTCAATCATTACAGGTCGCGGAGTACAAGCCCTACAAGCTGGCTTTGATACACAGGTACGTGCAGCACAAGCACAGTTTGCAAGACTATTCACCGAGCTAGTATCACTTAGCTTTGAGGTGGATGAGAAAATCTTTGGTTCTATGACCAAGGAAATCAAGGGAGTAGATGACGGTACTCCGTTTAATATGAAGTATGTACCAAGTCGTCAGATTGCTGGCGAGTATGGTGTAGATGTTCGCTACGGCATTATGTCTGGTATGAATCCAAACAATGCCATTATTGCTTTACTACAGATGCGAAGCGACAAACTTGTATCAAGAGATTATGTACGCAGAGAAATTCCTATGGAGTTAAATGTCACTCAAGAAGAGCAGCGTGTGGATATTGAAGAGATGCGTGATTCTTTGCGTCTTGCTGTTGCTCAGTATGCTCAGACCATTCCAGCACTTGCAGCCCAAGGTCAAGATCCTTCTCAGATTGTTTCTAGAATCGCCGAGGTTATTAAGGGTCGCCAAAAAGGTAAACAACTTGAGACGATAGTTGAAGAAGTATTTGCTCCAGAGCCAGCTCCAGAAGTCCCAACAGAAATGATGGGCGAACAAGTTCCAGCAGCAGGTATGGCCCCCGTTCCTGCCTCGCAGCCAACTCAAGAACAAATGGGTGCGGCCCCTGCTGCTGGCTCTCGTCCAGATATTGCTACATTACTCGCATCTATTGCAGGGTAGGGAGGTGTAAAATGAAAAAAGGTGGTCGTGCAAAGGCTCCAATGGCAAAGCCAACTGAGGGCAAGAAGGATATGAAGAAACCAGCAGGAGGCAAAGTTGCTTTTGGCTATGCTGGCAAAGCTCGTAAAGGCAAGAAGGCTTAGTTTTATAGTGAGAGGATAGAGCGTGGAAGATAAAGATTACGTACCACGCTCTGTCACTCTCGCAGATTTCTTTGTAGTTATATCAGGTTTCTTTGTAAATATAGTCCGAGCTGTAGAGATGCTCGCATCAGAACTTTTAGATTTAGCAGTGTATAACGCAAATAGAACAACGAAGGTTTCCAAAGTGTGGGAACAATTTACATCAGATTTAGAAAAGATGGAGGATCCAAATGGCTAGAGGGCCTATGGCAGGTGTATCAGGACCTGGTAAATTCTCCAAGAGAACAGATGGTTTATCTTTTGAATCAACAGAGTACGGCTCAGGTGTTGAGAATGCTGCAATTAAAGCAGGAGCTCCACTAGCAACAACTCCAGATGTACGTGCAACATCTCGTTCAGAGATGGGTATGGCTCCAAGTCAGATGGAACCAGTAACTCCGCTATATGCTCCATCACAGCGTCCAGATGAACCAATCACTTCAGGAATTGCAATGGGTGATGGACCAGGACCAGAAGTTTTAGGAATGCGTCCAACACCAGTTGAGAAGTATTCAGATACTCTGGCTAAGTTGTTACCTTACGATGAGTCTGGCGAAATTGCAATTCTGTATCAGGACTTTATTGCGCGAGGATTGTAGTGGAGAAAAATCTAAAACTTGCATCCGCACAAGCTAACTTATCACCTACTGATAAAGAAAAAGTAGGTGCTATATCTAAACTTGTCGGCACTCATAAGAGTTTACTTGATATGCCTGCTAATGAAGCGCGTATTAAGTTTCAATCTTTACCAACAGATCAACAAGAAACACTTAAAGATACTTTTGGTACTAACCCTGAACCCAATAAAAGAGGTTGGTTAGGTACCGCTTGGCACTATAGTGGTGGTCAAGTAGTAAATGCTTTAACTGAAGCGTCAGATTTTATGACACGTTTGTATAGAACAGGCGCACTTGCTTCGGAAGCAGGTTACTTTAAGCCTGACTTTACTAAGACACCTCTAGATAAAGTAAAGATTCTTACACAGGCTTGGGATAAGTCAGATGATAATGGTGAACTTCTTTACAACGAGCAACGTATTTCTAAAGCAACTGCTAAATACGGATCTACCCGCGTCAAATTAGCGCAGCAAGTTACAGAAGGTCGTGACTTAGCAGAGATAATTGCTAACGGAACACCTGAAGAAAAAGAAATTGCAGCTCTTGCTGCACAAAATAGGGACCCATTGTGGCAAGATGCCTATGATGCAGTCTTTGCTTCTAAGTATTCACCAGGTAGACAGATAGCAAATGCGTATCTACCAGAAGGCTTAGAGGGTTCAGGATTTCTTTACAAAGGAATCTCTGGAATAGCAGATGCGTCTTATCGTATCTTTGCAGATCCTACTATTTTCCTAGGCAAAGCTAAGAAAGCCTATGATGCAGCTCATTATTCAATTATTAAAATTGCTGGTTCTCCTAAAAAAGTAGACGAAGTATTTACTAAGCCTGAAGTAGTAAACTTCTTTAATGTATACGGTAGCCAATTAGATAATTTAGAAAAGGCTCGTAAGGCTAAAAATATTGTAGAGGCTGAAAAGGCTTCAACAATGTTAAAGCGTATAGCGCCAGAGTTTGGCCCTGCTGCTGTTGATGAGTTCTTAAAAGCTGGCGTAAAGGATTCTGCTACCGCTAAAAACTATTTTCAAAATAGCGTAGATATGCTTGGTATACTAAAAGGTCAGGCAGCCCGTGAGACTCCTTTAATTCCACGTTTGACTGCAGGACGCAAGGCTCGTATTGCAGCACTTACTGCTGGCAATAAAGTTCTTAATATTGACAATGTAGGACAGAAACTTGTATCTGCATTGTATGGAGTTGGACCACAGTATGAAGATATCCTTACAGGTATTACTGGTCGCTCTGATGAAATTGCTGCACTAGAAAAACAAGTTGGCAGAATCAAAGGGCCAGACGGAGTAGTCCGTTTTACAGCTAATCAAATTCAAGGTCGTATTGATAGATTCGCCCGTAAGTTTACAAAGGTTCCTAATCCAACCTCTACGGTATTTGATGTATCAGGACCAAATGCTGTTGAACAAATTTATCGCACAGCGCGTTTAACGAACTCTCGTTATCATAGCAAGATTATTGCTGAAGCATTTTCTGCAGGTGACGAAGGTCAACGCATTCAGATTACTAAGGGACTTTGGAATACCATATTCTCAACTCGTGGTGTTCGCAAAGGCGACCCAGGTAAAACCTTTATGGAAGAGTTTGCAGGTCGCGGTTTAGCAAAAAGATATGCTGCAGATATTGTTGTAGATGGAACTCGCGTAGGAAATCCTGCTGAATTTGCTGGCGAGCAGATGGCTTTGTTCCCATATCAGCTATCATCATCAATGGTTATCCCATCAATAGTAGATCTTGATAGACTTACAGCGCGTCAAGGTTTAGTTTCTAAGATTGTAGGCTTATCACATAATAAGTGGGTAGACCAGATTACATCTGGTTGGTCATTCTTAACTCTTGCTGGTCCACGATTTGCTATCCGTAACACCATTGAAGATGATATGTTCTTCCTTGCACGTGGTCGTAATCCTTGGGATATGGTCAAAGGTCGCCTATGGTCTACTCGCGTTCGTATTGGTAAAGGTGTAGCAGGAGAAGAAACATCTTTACAGAAGTTTAAGGACACAGTATTTCTTAATAGTGAACAAGGTGAACTTGGCGCTATAAATAAATTCCTTAGATCTGATGAACTAGAAGAGTTTGCAGGTAAGATAGCTGCGGCTACTGATGAGAATGAAGTTCGTTCTGTTATGGCAGAAGCAGTTCTTCGCCGTAAACTAGCCTATAAACTTGATAAAGAATCTGCTGATATAATTGCTAATGTTGCTAAGTACGGTGACTTAGATTCATTACTTGCTGATGTTTCTGAAGGCGCTAAGAATGCTGTTCGCGGTAATAGTCGCTACAGCAATATAGCAGATGATGTATCCCGCTTTGGTAAATTAGAAGCAATCACTATTGATGGTAAAGCCTATAAGCGTTCTGTTGGAGATAAGGCTTTTACTCAGTTTAATCCTGTTGCAAGTGAGCAATCCAAGGTAAGTTGGCTATTCCAACTAGGCGTTATGACCAATGATGACCTAGGTCGTGTCGCTATTAGATATCTTGAGGATGATGTAACAGCAGTTGATGAGATGGTTAAGTTTCTTAAGAACTTACCAGCGCAAGAAAAGAAAAGATTTCAGCTTTATTCAAAAGGCGTAGATGAACGAATCCACGCTCAACGTGCGTACATTGCAGTACGTAATCTATTCTCTGATAAGAATGGTAAGATCAATAGAGAACTTCTTGATAAAGTTAAAAAGACCGATAAAGATGGATACGTTAAAGTATCAGCAAAAGAATTAAAACTTGTAGACCTACCAGATGATCCTAAGTTAGCACCAGAGTTTATCTCTGGACCAACCTTGGTTCCTGTCGCAGATTCTGATAACTTCGTTGCAGCTCTTTATGATAAGGGCTGGGATGCAATGGGCGAAGCTAACGCTCGCTGGTCACGTGAACCAATAGTCATCAATGAACTAATTCGTTTCCGTAAAGAGTTAGATAGTTCGGGCTTTAGCGATAAAGTTATCAAGCAGTTTACTGCCAATAAAACAGATGAAGCCTATGAGAAGGCTTTTAAGTCTGCTCAACGCCATATCAATACAATAGCTGAGGACTTGGCTAAGGATAGCGCACTTGCTTTCCTAGATAATCCAGCAGTTCGTACTCAACTTGCTATGACTGGTCGTAACTTTGCTCGTTTTTATCGCGCAACTGAAGACTTCTATCGCCGCTTTTATCGCACAGTACGCTACAACCCAGAAGCAATCACTCGCGCATCATTGACTTATGATGGTATTGCACACTCTGGCTTAGTACAAACTGATGATACTGGAGAATCATACTTCTTCTATCCTGGCACAACTGCTATGTATCAAAGCGTAGATAAAGTTATGCAGGCTTTTGGTCAAGAAGAAGCAGTTAAAGCTCCAATGCCTATAGAATTTTCTGCTAAGTTAAAGATGATTACACCATCATCTAACCCAGATTCATTGTTCCCAACCTTTGCAGGACCTGTATCTGCTCTATCAATGAAGGCTATATTTGCTTTAGTACCACCTTTAGATAAACTTGAAAGAGTTTTCTTAGGTCAATATGGAGAAGACCAACCTGTTGTAAATGCAATTTTCCCAGCGCACTTTAATAGATTCCTTGCGTTGATGGATAGAAATGAACGTAAGTCTCAGTTTGCATCAGCCTTCCGTAAGGCAGCTTCATACCTTGAGGCTACTGGTCACGGATTAAAACCAAAGATTGATACAGAAACTGGTCAAGAGATTCCTATTACACCAGGAGAACTTGAGAAGTATCAAGATAAACTAAACGCATCAACCTTTACTGCCCTATCTTTACGTTTCGTATTAGGATTTATAGTCCCAGCTCCACCTCAAACTACGTTAAAGAGCGAGATTGCTGACTGGGTACGCCAGAATGGTCAAACAAACTTTAAGCAGACCTGGAATAACCTTGTTGAAAAGACAGGCGATTATGACAAGGCTATGCTTGAGTGGGTTAGATTATTCCCAGACCAAATGCCGTACACAATATCTGAATCTGAGAGCAATGTTGTAGCAATTATTAGCGCTAACGACAAAGCCAATACTTGGATTGACAAGAACAAAAAACTTCTTGAAACATACCCAGAAGCTGCATCTTTCTTTATTCCAAAAGAAGGTGAGTTTGATTTTGGTACCTATAAACTGTTAATCAATATGGGCTTAAAGCGTTCAAAGACTATGGAAGACTATCTACGTGAAGTCAATACAGCCTTTGACGAAAACTTCTATTATGACCAACAAGACCAGTATGAAGCAGAACTTGCCAATACTTACAATGACTACGCAAAGCGTCAGTTAAAGGAACAATGGTCACGCTGGTCAGATTCTTTCAAGAAGGCTCGCCCTAATCTACAAGAAGAACTAGGTAAAGGCGCAGAGCGTGGAGTACAACGCTCGCAGGCACTTTCTGATTTGGAAAGAATGTTAGCGGATCCTACCGTAAAACTTAATCCAGCAGTTCGCACACCTATTGAAGGTATGATGACTGTATATAATCAATACATCAATGCACGTGATTCTGTATACGGCAATGGTACTTCAGCAGAAAACTATAAAGACTTACTAAAGCAACAGGCTAAAGCGGAACTAGAGCGTCTATCTAAGACAAATCGTAATGCACAAGATGCTTACTTTGCTCTATTCTCAAGACTTATCAGAGACTAACAGGAGATACACGTGGCAGGTGAAGAAAACCAAGGTGCGTTTTTTAACAACTGGAAAAATTCAGCTCTTCCAGCTAGTGGCTCCACTATCTCCAATGTTCAAGGCGGATATGCTGGATATAAAGGTGGACAGTCATCTGTATCTGGAGACCCTTTTGCCATAGATTTACTTAATTCCTCACCTGCTCAAATTAAAGCAATAGCAGATTTATTAGTTGCTGCTGGATATCTTAAAAAAACTACAAACAAATATAATAAAGCATTAGCAGATGCTTATAGCAACGCTAATAGCGAGGCTGCGTTTGAAGCATCAAGAAGTGGTCGTCCTGCTTTAAGTACACGTGAATTTTTAATTGAGAATGCTGCACCTAGTGATGCAGGCGGAACCCCTAGAGGTCCATCTACTCAAAAAACTACCCGCATAGATGATGATTCTACTGCTGATGCTCGCGTAGCAAAAGTACTTGAAGGACTTGGCCTAGAGGCAACTCCTGAAAGACTCAAAGAGTGGCGCAAAAAACTTCAAGCAGAGCAAAAGAAAAACCCTATTACTACCAAGTACTCTGTTAAAGATGGAGTAAATGTTGCCAGTACTACTGGTGGACTTGATGACGATTTCTGGCTAGAGCAAAACATTGCAAAGGCTTTTAAGTCTGAGATAGATGCTAATGCTCTTAAAGATCCAGAAATTGAAAAGCGAACAAAACTTAAAAGCGTATACAATCAAGTAATTAAAGGTTTAACTGGTGATGCTCTAGCCTCTGCTGGTGCAAAGACTGAGTATGGTCGCGGCCTTACTGAAACAATCAATAAAGTAAAAGAATATGCTTTGGAATCTGGCGCTACTATTACAGATGATGAGGTTAGGTCTTTTGCTGAACAAATCTACGACAGTGGACAAGAAACAGATAGTGCTACTATTCGTTCATTACTACGCGGTAAAATTGTTGTAGGTAAAGACGGAGTTCTTGGTGGTAGAGCTGGTAAGAACCTAGCAGACTTAGTTAAAACTGCTAAGGCTAATGGTCTTGACCTGAATAAAGCCTTTGGTGGTCAAGTCCAAAACTGGCTACAAAGTATTGAGCAAGGTGAATCTGTAGATACTTACAAACAGATTATCCGTAGCGTTGCTAAGTTAGGTCTGCCAGATAAAGTCGGTGGATTACTAGACCAAGGTGTAGATCTTGATACTATCTATAGTCCTTATCGCCGTCAGATGGCAAGCCTACTTGAAGTAGATGAAGATGCTATTGATTTAGATGACCCACTACTTCGCTCTGCTATTGGACCAGACAAAGAACAAACTTTATATGACTATAAAAAAATGATTCGTAAAGACCCACGTTGGCAATACACAGATAGCGCTCGTGAAGATATGTCATCAACTGCTTTAACTTTATTACGTAACTTCGGATTTCAGGGGTAGATAAATGGTTGACGAAAGAGATAGATTACGTAGACTCCGCCAACTAGAAGCGGAACAAAATCCTCCTGCACCAACTAGGGTACCTATGGGTCCTGCATCGCCTGCATCTTTTAGAGCAGCAGAAGAATCAAACGCAGGTACAACGCAAACCCCAATAGTTGATGAGCAAACAAGAATGGCTCAAACTGGAGCCGTAAGCACTCTAAAACCAACTGGCGCACAAAGAGCAGCAGGGACTATTGCTCAACGCGAACAAAGATTTGCAGAAGAACTTGCTGCCCGTGAAGCATCAAAGCCAACAACAGATCCTGGTCCAGGAAATATCTGGTCATATAGCGTTGCTGAAGGACGCTGGAAAAAAGTATTTACTGGCGCTGGCTTAGGAGCAGGTGCAGGAGCAGGAGCTGGAGCTGGAGCAGGTGCAGGTGCTGGTGCAGGAGCTGGTGCAGGTGCTGGAGCAGGTGCAGGTGCTGGTGCAGGAGCTGGTGCAGGAGCTACAAGTTATACAGCCCCAGATGGCAGAATCTTTACTGACTTAGCAGCTTACAATGCTTACATTACAAAGCTAAAAGCAGATGAAAAATTAGCCAAAGGTGAGTCAGCTTTTAGTATATTTAGAGGATTTTTAGCTCAATATGGTCTTGAAGGATTAGCAGCAGATGTTGAAAAATATAAGATAGATGGTTTATCTGATGATGAATTACTAATACGTTTACGTACTGAAAGCACTGCCTATAAAAATAGATTTAAGGCTAATGAAACTCGTATTTCTAAAGGTCTACGTGCTCTGACAGAGGCTCAATACATTGAGCTTGAAGACCAATACCAGGATGTAATGCGTAGATATGGTCTACCTGAGTCTTACTACACACGCGGTGATATGGGTCGTCAAGAAGGATTTGAAAAGTTTATCGGTGGAGATGTATCTCCTGTTGAACTAGAAGATCGTATCCAAACTGCACAAGACCGTGTTATTAAAGCTAACCCAGAAGTTTCTAAAGCGCTTCGTGAGTTCTATCCTGAGATTACTGGTGGAGATATTCTTGCCTACGCTCTTGACCCTGACAAAGCAATTACTAACATCAAGCGTAAAGTTGGTGCTGCTGAAATCGGAGCAGGTGCAATGCAGGCAGGTCTTCAAACTGGACTTGCTAGAGCAGAAGAGTTGCAACGTTATGGCGTTACCAAAGAGACAGCTCAACAAGGTTTCGGAACTATCGCTAGTGGCCTAGAGCGTGGTCGCCAACTATCAAACATTTATCAACAACCTACATATACTCAAGAAGTAGCAGAGACAGAAGTCTTTGCCCTACCTGATGCTGAGAAAGCACGCCGTCAAAGGCGCAGACTAGGACAACTTGAGACAGCCACCTTCAGTGGAACAACTGGAATGACTGGTGGAGCACTAGACCGCGAACGCGCTGGTCAATACTAAGGCCTGCTAACGGGACGACTGGTCCGTTAGAGAGATATCAAAACCAGTAGTAGAAGCCATACAGAAATCCCCCAAGTCTGTATGAGGTCTACGTCAACTTAAAAAGAAATGGGAGAAGGACCTATGTCCAACTACGACTACGAAGATGACGACTTTGATACATCATCTAATGATGGTAATGATCTCGTCAAACAGTTGCGAAAAGCAAATAAACAAAAAGAGAAAGAACTAGCTGAACTAAAAACTCAGTTTGAATCTATCTCTAAATCCAACCGTGAACGAGCAATCAAAGATGCGCTTGCTAGTCGCGGGGTAAACAGCAAAATTGCTGCATTTATCCCACAGGATATAGACCCAACTGAAGAGTCTGTATCTAAATGGCTGGAAGATTATGCCGATGTATTCGGCTATGAAACCCAGTCTAACCAGGCTACACCTAATGTAGATCCAAAGCAGGCTGCTGCATATCAACGGATGACTAATGCTGTAGAACAGGGAATTACTCCTGAGTTCCAAGCAGACGTTCATCGTAAGTTGATGAATGCAAGTAGCCGTGAAGAACTGGATGAAATTATTAGGTCGTCTGGTCTCTAAGACCGAACCTATCCGAAAGGTAAAATAAATGGCAATTCCTACAGGTACATTGACACAAATTTCGTCAATGCAAAACCTTGTACAGAGTGCGTACGATCAGTATGTTCGTATGGCTCTTCGCTCCATCCCAGTGATGCGTGCGTTGGCTGATGTTAAGCCAGTACAGCAAGCAATGCCAGGTTCGTCAGTTGTATTCTCCATTTACTCAGATCTCTCAACAGCGACTGGTACATTGACAGAAACTTCTGATGTTTCCTCTATTGCTCTTGGTAACCCTTCACAGGTTACTGTAACACTTAATGAGTACGGCTCAGCCGTAACAACAACCAAGAAGTTGAATCTAACTTCTTTCAACGATGTTGATTCAGCTCTTGCTGATATCATTGCATACAACGCTGCAGATTCTATTGACTCTGTAGTAGCAGCCGTTCTAACTGGTTCTACAGGAACTAACGTAATCTACGGTGGAGCCGCAACTGGCACCAACTCTATTACATCCTCTGGCACCATCACTGCTGCTAACATCCGTAAGGCTGTTGTTCAGCTTCGCAGCAACAAGGCAGTTCCTCGCATTGGCGATCTATATGCTGCATATCTACACCCACGTCAGTCTGCTGACCTCCGTGCCGAATCAGGCACTGGTGGATTCCAGGAGCTAACCAAGTACGTTGATCGTACTCCGTTCGTTGCTGGAGCAGTTGGAGTTCTTGAAGGTGCATTCATTGTTGAAACACCTCGCGTTCCGTCTGCGGCAAATACGCAATCACCAGCAGTTACTGTCTATAGCGCAGTAGTTGCAGGTCGTGAAGCACTTGCTGAAGCAACCGTTCAAGATACATCAGTTGTGATTGGTCCAGAAATTGACGCTCTGCGCCGTTTCCGCACCATCGGCTGGTACTACTTCGGTGGCTTTGCACGTCTTCGTGAAGCGGCTCTATACCGCATTGAGACTGCAACTTCTATCAACTAGTAGTTGATTGACTATCAGGCAGGGCCTAGAAATCCTGCTTGGTGGTGAGTCAATTCTGAAAGGAAGAAATGCCCTACACATTAACAACACCTTGGCGTTGGGAAACTTGGGGAGCTGACTACACCCAGTTCACTCCATACGCTCGCCTTGCTGGTAGGCCAATAACTGGTGGTTCAATAACAGGAACTATCAATCCATTCCTTACTGATATTCCTCGTGGTTATACATTTATCGTTAATGGAACTACTGTTACTACAGAGCAGACACCAAGCCAAGATACACTGGCTGCTGCTGATTCATACTACCTTGGTGGTACTACAAATACCATTAGTGATGCACAAGCACAGATATTTATTGACGCTGGATACGGGAGCTATGTAACTCAAATATGAAAAATCCAAATTGTCGTTCAGGTTGCAAGACACAAGATCACGAGTCTTATTCCGATTGTTTGCAATCAGCAAACTTTGGCTTTGCAGGGTGCTTCCCTACCAGGCAAGGCTGGGATAAAGACAAAGAAAAGAACTGGGATAAAGAATTGGATTCATACTACTCTGCTGTAAGGCAGGGAGTAGAACCAATATCTACCAAGAAAAAAGATATAGACGCAGCAATGATGTTATCTAATGAGGCTGGTAAAGCCTTTGACGGAAACACTCTAAAGTTCAAGGAGAACTAAAATGCCAGGAAACTACCCAAACGAATATAGCAACAAGTTTGAGCCAGAAGAGAACGAGTACACACCTTGGCCTCCAGACACAAACGATAAGCCTTTTATGACCTATGAGTCCTTGATGAAGGGTGCTCCAGGAAAGCCTGCTAAGTAGTGTCATCTGGGCAACATAAGACACACCGAGGATTTAACTCTGTTCAGATTAAAAACGGATTTATCGTTAGACTCAATAAGAACGGAACAATCCGAGCAATCTTAGGAAAGTACGGAGAATATGGCAAAGAAAAAAAGTGATTCGCGTCTTACACGAGCTGGTGTATCGGGCTTCAATAAGCCCAAGCGTACGCCTAGCCACCCAACTAAGAGCCACGTTGTTGTTGCCAAAGAAGGATCTCAAGTCAAGACAATTAGATTCGGACAGCAAGGCGTAAGCGGCGATAAGAAGCCTACTGCTAGACAGAAGTCATTCAAAGCAAGACATTCAAAAAACATTGCTAAAGGCAAGATGAGCGCCGCATTTTGGGCAGATAAGGTGAAGTGGTGAAGAAGAAACCATTCTGGGAAACAAAGAACCCAAAGAAGAAATCAACAAAATTAACACCTGCACAGAAGAGCGCAGCTAAAGCTCGCGCTAAAGCAGCAGGTCGTCCATATCCAAATCTAATAGATAACGCAGCAGCAGCAAGAAAAAAGAAGAAGTAAGGAGTAAACAGTGGCACTAGGTGTTGCAGGTACAACTCTCAACTCAGAGTTAAATCGTCTAGCTAATGGTGGAACCTATCGCATTGCTGCTAATATGGTTGATATGGCTAAGGCAGCTCAGCAATGGGCAGCGCAACGTAGCGTCACTCTTACTGTAACAGACACCGTAGGAGTTCTAAATGAAATTGCTGGCAACGCTAATAAAGCTAATTGGCTTGATTTTAATGGTGTATGTAATCAGCTCGCTTCTACTTCTGGCTTACCTGCGGCGGCTGCTCTCAGGGCGGTCTCTAGCTGATGAGTGCAAAATATAATCTAGTCTGCGATCAGAACACTACATTTAATTTTCAGTTCGTTATTCAAAATGACGGAGTGCCTTGGAACCTAACTGGTTACACAGGAACTATGACAGTACGCCCATTCGTTGGTGCATCAACTACAACTGTAGTTGCATCTACTGCTAATGCTCGTATGACTTTAACACCTGGTTCAGGTCGTATAAATGTAACTCTTTCATCTGCTATAACTAACGATATTACTGCTGGTAGATACGCTTATGATTTAGTTTTAGATTCTGGCTCAGTACAAACAAGGATACTTGAAGGCAAGTTTATAGTAACGGGGGCCGTGACTACATCGTGACAACCTACATAATCATTGAGTCCATTACCCCACAAGTATCTGTAGAGCTATCAGCAGATCAAGGACCGCAAGGTGCTGGTGGTGCTACAGGCCCAACTGGTCCTACAGGACCTGCAGGAGCTACAGGAACTACAGGCGCCACAGGCGCAACAGGACCTACTGGTGTTACAGGTGATACAGGCTCTACTGGTCCTACTGGACCAACAGGTCCTACAGGTAATACTGGACCTACTGGCCCTACAGGAGCTACAGGAGTTACTGGTAATACTGGAGCCACAGGAGCAACAGGCCCAACTGGTCTTACAGGTCCCACAGGCGATACAGGCCCAACAGGAGCAACTGGTCCAACGGGTGTTACAGGTCCACAAGGCGTAACTGGTACTACTGGTGCAACAGGTCCAACAGGACCTGCTGGTGCAACGGGTCCTACAGGGGCTACAGGGCCTACAGGAGCCACTGGAACACAAGGAGTTACTGGGAATGTCGGACCAACAGGTGTTACTGGCCCTACGGGCGCTACAGGGCCTCAAGGCGTTACGGGTGACATCGGTCCTACGGGAGCTACGGGTCCAGCAGGAGCGACAGGACCAACAGGAGATACAGGACCTACAGGTAGCCAAGGTGTTACGGGAAATACAGGATTAACTGGGCCTACAGGACCGACAGGTTCTACTGGTCCTGCAGGTGTAACAGGTGACACAGGCGCTACTGGCGCTAGTGGTCCCGCAGGTGCAACTGGACCAAGCGGTCCAGCAGGAGCCACAGGTCCAACAGGACCTACAGGTCCATCTGGAACTGCTGGTGTAACAGGAGCAACAGGACCGTCTGGAGCAACAGGTGCTACTGGTCCAGGAGCTGATGCGCTACCGATTTCTTTAATGCTAGGTGGTATGTGAAATACTTTGACAGGGTTATTGTTATCAATGTTAATAGACGTTCAGATCGTTTAGAACAGTTCCGTAAAGAAGCCGAAACAGTTGGTTTTGACTTTGAAGTACATTCAGCTATGGATGGACAGTTCCTAGGTATAGACCCGATAGTGGCTGGCAGGTTAAGTCATATAGAGGTTTTAGAGAAGATAAAGCCAAATGAGATGGTTCTTATCTGCGAAGATGATGCTAAATTTAGAGAAGATTTTAATGAGGCTCTGGATGAATATATGGCAGACCTGCCCGAAGACTGGGATATCTTCTATCTAGGAGCAATAAAGAATGAGACTAAGCCAGTCAATGACCATTGGGTTAGACAAGTAGTTTCAACAGGAACCCAAGCTTATTGTGTAAATCCTGCCAAGGTAGATTTATTTATCCAGATAGCCAGAGAGTTTGACAAGTGGATAGATGTAGCTTATAGGCTCTGGGCTAACAGGACTAATGCCTATATTGCCCAGCCAAACCTAGTAATTCAGCACGATGGATTCTCAGATTTACGCGGCGAGTTAGTTTCTGATTTCAAAGGTTTTCAGTAGAATTGTGGTATGAGATTCCACGTAGTAGCGCTACCCCATACACAGGTAACTAAAGAATTCGCAGGTTGTGCGTACACTGAAAAGGTTCGCAGATTCTGCAATATGATGAAAGGGTTAGGCCATACGGTCTACCTATATGCAGGCGATGAGAATGAAGCTCAAGTAGATGAGCACATATCTTGCATCTCTGAGACACAAAGAAGAATCGTTGTAGGCAAGAAGCCTTATGTTGAAGCACCCTTTGATTATCGTTTACCTCACTGGCAAAAGTTTAATAAGAAAGCTGCTGCTGAGATTAAGAAGCGAGCAGAGAAGCACGACTTCATCTGTGTAATTGGTGGAGCAAGTCATAAGCCAATAGCAGATGCACTGCCAGAAATGATGACAGTAGAGTTTGGCGTAGGATACGCAGGAGTCTTTGCTCAGTATAAAGTTTATGAATCTTATGCTTGGATGCACGCAATCTATGCTCAGCATAAGAACGCTGCTCAAGTAGATGGTTCATTCTTTGATGCGGTGATTCCAGGTTATCTAGATCCTGATATGTTTCCAATGGGCAAAGGTGATGGAGACTATTACCTGTATGTCGGAAGAATGATTCCGAGAAAAGGTATAGACATTGCAGCGCATATCTGCAAGACCATCGGAGCAAGACTTATCTTTGCAGGTCCTGGACCACACATACCAAACTATGGTGAGTACATAGGAACAGTAGGACCTGAGAAGCGTGCAGAGTTGATGGGTGGAGCAATAGCAACATTCGTCCCAACGCTTTACTTAGAACCTTTTGGTAATGTGAACATTGAATCACAAGCCTGTGGAACTCCAGTAATTACTACAGACTGGGGTGCATTTACAGAAACTGTAGTGCAAGGCGTTACAGGTTATAGATGTCGCAACGTAGAAGAGTTTATCTTGGCAACACAGAACGTCAAGAATCTAGATAGGCAAGCTATCAGGGATAGGGCTATATCGCTCTACTCAGTAGATGTTATAGCAAAGCAGTATGAATACTATTTCCAGAGACTAATGACGCTCTGGGAAGATGGCTGGTATACGGAAGGAAACAATGCCAACACTGGGAGAAATGATTGATGAGGTCAGAGCCAACCTACAAGGCTATGCCCTTCGTCAAGATCGCGTATCGTATGTAACCAATTCAGGTGGTATCAGTGCTGTTAGCACCAATATTAACATTGGCTCTGCAAGTAACCTTGCTAAGGGTGTAATTGAGATAGACGATGAATTACTTTGGATTGATACTTTTGATAAGGCTACAAATACTTTAACTGTAGCTCCTGGCTTTGGTCGCGGTTATCAGGGAACTACTGCCTCTCCACACGCACAGTATGCTCAGATTACTTTATCTCCGACCTTTCCTAGAAGCAATATCAAGAAGGCTATCAACGATACGATTAACTCTTACTATCCTAAGCTCTGGTCAGTAAGTTCAACTACCTTTACTTTTAACGCATCACAGACTACCTATGCCCTGCCAGATGATGCAGAGCAGATTCTATTTATGTCTTGGCAGACCACAGGTTCATCTCAAGAATGGCTACCAGTTAATCGCTGGCGAGCAGACCCTATGGCTAATGCCGCTACCTTTAATACAAACAATACTGTAAACATTTACGAGAACATTCAACCAGGACGTACAGTTCAGGTCTGGTATACCACAGAGCCAAATACTCTTGACTCCAACACTGATGATTATGAAGATGTTACTGGTCTACCTGGAAGCTCTTATGATGTAACAGTCCTTGGTGCCTGCTACAAACTCTTATCATTCCTTGATGCTGGTCGTATCAATCTATCCAGCGCTGAGGCTGATCTTAACGATACTAAGAATCCATTTAACTCTGGTGCATCTGCATCTAGATATCTGTTTGCTCTGTATCAACAGAGACTTCAGGAGGAAGCGCTGAAGTTGCAAGACAAGTATCCAATTCGCATCCACTACACCAAGTAAGGAAGGGCTATGGCAATAAGAAAATTCAGCTCAATCAGCGTTCAGACAACGCTTGCTTCTGGAATCAACGGCGCTGTTACTACTCTAACTGTTGCTACAGGATCAGCTCCTGCGCTTATGGGTGGGGTGACGCTAGGGGCAGCAGTAGGTGGCGTATATCCAGACCAGTTCACCATTGCTATTGACCCTGATACCGCAAGCGAAGAGATTTGCTTCGTTCAAGAAGTTTCTGGCGATACGCTAACTATCGTCAGGGGTAGAGCAGGATCTGCGGCTACAAGCCACAGCTCAGGTGCTACAGTAAAACACGTCCTAACATCAGATGACTTAACAGCATTCGAAGAAGGACTTACACAACAACAACAAACAATACCAACTTCATTTCTCTATATGGGAGCATAACTAATGGCTACAACCTACAAAGTACTAGGGCAATCTGCCCCTGCTGCAACAACAGAAGCAGATTTATACACAGTGCCTGCGGCTACTTCCGCTATTGTTTCGACAATAACTGTAGCCAATAGAGGCTCAACCGCAGGAACTTATCGCGTCTACGCTAGAAAAGCAGGTGCTGTTGCCGCTAACGCACAGTATCTGATTTATGACGTTTCTTTGCCAGCAACATCCGCAGATACTCTAACCTTGGGAATTACCCTAGCTGCTACAGACGTTGTATCAGTCTACGCATCTACAGCTAACTTCTCGTTCAACGCTTTCGGGACGGAGCTATCATAATATGGCTCTAAATCGTAATGGCTCCCCAGAAGGGAGCATTTCAAAAAAGATTGTCACCACTAAGGGCGATCTTATTACAGCAACTGCTAACGCAATACCATCGCGTCTAGCAGCAGGATCTAACGGTGAAACACTTGTCGCGGATAGTTCCACTTCGACAGGCTTGCGCTATCAAGGTCTTTTTGGTGCTAATAAAAATCAAATCTTAAATGGTGATTTTAGAATAAATCAAAGAGCCTTTACAAGCAACACAGCAGATAGTTCTTTCAACTTTGATAGGTGGTTTCAATCTAATTCTGGCGGAACAACAACAACAACTCCACAAACATTTACGCCAGGAACAGCACCAGTAGCAGGTTATGAAGGAGTTAATTTTCAAAGAACTGTAACAGCCAGCCAAAGTGATGCTGGTCATTTTGCTTATCAAAGACAAAAAATTGAGGATGTTCGGACATTTGCAAATCAAACAATTACAATTTCTTTTTGGGCAAAAGCCGCTAGTGGTACGCCTAAGATTGCCGTGGAATTAGCACAAGTTTTTGGCTCAGGTGGTTCATCTGCTGTTACTGCTGCTGTTACTGGAACTGCAACATTATCAACATCTTGGGCAAGGTATTCTGTTACTGGAACTGTTCCAAGTATTTCAGGTAAAACAATAGGAACTGGCTCTGAGTTATCAGTTATCCTTTGGGTATCTGCTGGTGCAACTTATGCCGCTAGAGCATCAAGTATTGGTATTCAAAATAATACCTTTGACATTTGGGGCGTACAAGCCGAGGCAGGTTCAGTAGCAACACCATTCCAAACCGCAACTGGCACACTTCAAGGCGAGTTAGCCGCTTGTCAGAGGTATTATTACCTTCACGCCGAATCAACTTCTCAATCCATTGGCATAGGAACTTATTACAATGGTTCTACCTTGCTAACTCTTATGCAATTACCAGTAACAATGAGAACAACGCCAACAGTAGAAAATGTTAGCGGCACTAATTATTATCAAGTAGTTAGAAATGATGGAACTGATGATTT